TGGGGAATTTATTTATTAGAGAAAATTATGGAATACAAGCCAGATTATTGGCATTTCCATGCTAAGAAAACTCCGGAGGATTTTGGAGCTTGGGTTCAACGATCATTTGTTGGGGATAATATGTATCAAATGAATGATCAGAAAGGTCAAGATCAAGCTGTGCAAGGTTGGGCCGTTGTTATGTTCGAACAACTCATGAGGTATTTCTCAATTCCCGAGCATGTTATTTCCCGTTTCAGATTGGACAAAGTGTCAAAAGAATTAAGAGGTAGAATCATGGCTATCATGACTGATAGTGGTGAAGTCTGGACTTACTTAATTAATACTTTGTCTTCTACTGGTAGGGAATGTGCAATGTATTCCTTACCTCCCGGTCTGCCTATGGCTTGCGGTGGTGATGACATCATGCGTCGAGTGTTTGGTCCTTTGTCTGCTGATTACTTGCGCGTTCAACATCTAGATCCGTCCATCGATAAAAGATACACCTCCGAGAGAGGCGATTTTTGCTCTTTTATTGTTAAGAATGGTAGATTAGCAAAAGATCCTATCATTTTGTTGAAACGTTTCTTGGGCAAGATATCTAGTGGTCAAGCAGAGGACGCTGTTCTTGGTTATTTTATGTTATGGGCTTTTAATTACAATCAAAAAGACGCTCTTTATGACATTTTCGATGAAGAAGAGTTGCAAGCTCAAGCTATCATGAATCGTATTATGTTCAATTTGAAGAAAAAGGGAATCAAAACTAAACCAGATTGGTCTTTGATTACTAATTCTAGAATTGATGGTGATATGCATGAAGTTCAAGACTCTTTTGATATATTTATGGGGGTTGATTCCCAAATCATTGATGCTATTGAAAATTCCGCTCATTTTGATATTTCCGTTCCCAGTTTTTCCACTGAAGGTCAAGTTGTATATAAGTCTGTTTATGAAGCCATATCCGCTATGGGTTATGAGTAGACCTCATATATGCGATTTTATCACTATGTCCGTTATTCATGATTCTGTTGCGATTACTGGTCCCGCTCCTACGCCTCCTGTGAATATTAATAGTCATCCGTACAATAGGATTGTCAATGTTAGCATGGCTGCCAACACGTTCAATGAGAATATTGCCAATTTGATTATTACTGATCTGCAGGGTTGTGGGAGAGTAGATTTAGTTAAAATTGAAATGAACTTTCTTGCTCTTGCGGCTGGTGATGCCGTTATGGTCGGTGTTACTGACATTAATTCAAGTATTGATATTATACAAGCTAGTCAGAAACCTAATGGATTTGTTCACAAAGCTACTAGTTATAACTATGGAAATAAAGATGTTATTACTGT